TACACCACCCACTCCTCCACCTGCTACACCACCCACTCCTCCTGCTAAACCACCCACTCCTCCTGCGACACCACCCACTCCTGCTTCACCCCCATCGACTCCTCCAGTCGCCCCTAGCCCCACCAATAACAATAAAAAAGTTACTTTTGGTGAACCATTAGTTGATCAAAGTAAGGGCGCATTTGGTGAAGGATGGGTAAATGCTTTCGATTCGGAAACTGACATCTATGCGATTACTGGTGGTGATGAAAATTATGGAGAAAAAATCCCACTTTCATTACAACAAGAATATCTAACAATGAAGAGTCTTGGAACATTAACCCCTGAAATTATGAAAAATCTCGATGAAAAAAGAAGTGATGCTCACTTATTAGGAACAGATTTCAAACCATGGGATCCATCGTCGACATCAGGAGCTCTCCTTGAGAATCAATTTAAAGGTGTTCAAATCGATAATAAACCCGCGACAACGAATGGAGGTGTAGTAAATACACCCCCTCCAACAGGTGGTGGTTCTATTGAAGTTCATATGGTCTATGGTGACTGGTGTGGTCATTCTCAAAGGGCTAAACCAGCATTTGAAGGTCTAGTAAAGGATACGACTGTTAAAACAGCGGGTGGTTCTTCTGTAAACTTCGTTATGACAAAAGATGATTCTCCTGCCATGGAGCAATTCAAACAAACCGTTAGAGGATTTCCTTCATATATGGTTGTAAAAGCCGATAAGACTATGGAAAAATTAACAGGACATGACCGTTCTTCCGAAGGTATTAAAGCGGCTGTTGAAAAATTAAATTATTAAATTATAAAACTAATATAGTTTATTAACCTGAACTGGTTTTTTTACACTACTAAAATTATTTTCTTTTTGAACTTCTTCATTCGAATAATTATTCTTGGAGTATAACCAATATGAATCAGCTCCAATTTTAAAATCTGGACGTGGATCAGCTTTATACCAAAAAACTTGATCTGATAATTTATTTGATTTCGCATTGTTATTAATGACTAAACATTCATAATTTTCGGTACATTGATCCATCACTTGACAAAACATTTCAAATGTTGGAAACATACCTGCATAATGTTCATATAATCTTTTTCGATTTGAAACATAATTCTCTCTTAAAATAAAAACATAATCAATATTTGTTCTTAGATTCGGTGGAATACCTAAAGCATACTGCATAGTTAATAAGAATAATAATTTATAATGACGTCCATTCATAAAAACAGATCTCATAAATTTATCTTTTGACCATGTATTATCATATAAACAATCGTCTAAGATTAAAAATGCTCTAGGATCAGTCGTAACATCACCTTCATTAATCTTTTGAATCATTATTTTTTGTCTTTTTAACATATTTTGGACGATTTCTGTTGTAAACTCATCATGAATAAATAGTTTTGGAACTATTTTTTGATAAAATTGATTTGCCCCTTCAGTCCCTGAGATAACTTGGCCAACAGGAATATCCTTATGGTGATATAAAATATCACGACATAAAAAAGACTTACCAGTATCTCTTTTTCCAATTAGAACAACGACTTTATCATCACTTATTTGTGAAATATCAAACTTCTTTAATTCTAAATTCATCGCCATATATAATAACTTTAAATATTTTAATTATTGTTGATAATTACGCACTATAAGTTTATTCTATAGAATTATTGTATTTCTTTTTTTAATTATGGATATTAATATTAAATATCATAAATGGGATAAAAAGGAAAGGAGTATCCTTTCAAAATCCTGTAGAAATATCTTAAAGATTAAAGAAATACAATTTTATCAACCCTATTTCTCCTTATACTTCCATATTCATAATACAAAACACTCGCATCAATTGATTGATTTACAGAGAAGATACTTCCTTAAGGAAATAGTTAAACTTACAAATGATAAATACCATACCTCAAATATCTTTGTAGAAACAAAGGTATATGATTCACTTAGAAATACAATTAATACAAAAGAATTATTCTGTAAATGTATTCCATTGCTCGATCCACTCTATTACATTATGAATAATTATAATAATTTTATAAATAGAAATAGATTATTACCTTCCTGTTATAATTACAATACATACAATAAAATTAATAATATACAGAACACCGCATATATTGATACATTCCTATCCTTCCTTTTGTCAGAAATAACAATCAAAGGTATAAATCCTTCTTTCCCAATTTATTATGGATCATTCAATGGTATTAAGGATAGTTATAATTTTGATATTAGTGAAGATTATGAATCAATCAAAAAAGAATACTGGTTTCATAAAAATATGACAAATAATAACCTTATGGTAGAGATGTATGTCTCCAGTGATGATGAGGATAGCAGTAGCAATAGCAGTAGTAGTAGTAGTAGTAGTAGTAGTAGTAGTAGTAGTAGTAGTAGTAGTAGTAGTAGTGGTAAAGGTGATGATTCAAATGATTATATTATTTTGTTGAATGATATTCCTTCCCAATTTATATTTATTGAAAAATTAGAAGGGACACTAGAAGATTTACTTAAACCGATTGATAAATTAAATATTGAAATTATTTTATCCTGTATCTTTCAAATATCATTCTCTTTGATGTATCTACAAAAACATTATAATTTTACACATAATGATTTACATATCAATAATATCATGTATGTGGCGACTGAAAAAACCTTCTTATACTATAAATTTAATAATATTTACTATAAGGTCCCTACATTTGGTTATCTATTTAAATTAATTGATTTTGGTCGTTCAATCTTTACATTTCATAATAAAGTCTTTTTTAACGATACATTTGAAAAACATGGAGAAGCAGAAGGACAATATACAACACCTCAAAATCACCTCAATTTTAAGGAAAAGGATAAAGAAATCATCCATCAAAACTTTCATTTTGATTTGTGTCGTTTAGCCATAACAATCCTTGATGTTTGTGAATTTAACCCTACTATAAATTATTCGAATAAACAATCATTTGTAGACTTTATCTATAATTTGACATTAACAGATAATGGAGAGAGTTTATATAATTTACCTGATAATTTTAATATGTATATTTCAATCTCAAAATTTGCTTCAAATGCGCTCCCTAAAAATGTAATACAAAATATAATTTTTAATCAATATCGTATTAAAAAAAAGAATTTTCCTAAAAAATCATATTACTCTATCTAAAATGGAGCACGGGTAGCATGGGTTAATACATTATCAGCTCCACCACCTTTCATAAGATCACCACTCATACCTAATTTTAATAAAAAAGAGGATAAAAAGGTAATTCCAAAAAGAATTAATAACTCCTGATTCCTTTTTTCTTCATCTAAAACTCCATTATCGGAATTCTTTATAAAAAAGAAGGCTATTGTATTAATTGTAGCTAAAATTAAACTGAATAATAGATTATTATCTAACATATTTTTATTATTACTTTATAAAATATTTTTAAAGATTATTCATTATTCACGGCATCATCGAATAATGTATATTTATTTGGAGATTTATTAATTGGACCCTTATTCTTACTCTCTATTAGACGGGAAACATCGTTATAAAACTCATCAACTGTTTCATTATCAGAGATCTTATTAACACTAATTATTTCTTCTTCCTTGTTAGATTCTGTTATTTTATCTTCTTCCTTTCTAGGAGATAGTATGTCTTCTAGATTAGTTATTACATTTGAAGTGTTCTCCTCTTTACTATCCACCTTTACATCTTCTTTAACCTCTTCTTTACTATCCTCCTTTATCTCTTCTTTAACCTCTTCTTTAACCTCTTCTTTAACCTCTTCTTTAACCTCTTCTTTATTATCATCATTTACCTCTTCTTTACTATCATCTTGGACTTCTTCATCAGTAGGTATTAGATTTTGCATAAATTTTTCAAGGATTGTTTTATTTTTATCTTTATTTGTGTCTTCTTGATTGTCTATAATATCAACATTATCATATTTATCCTCTTCGTTAATTGTATTAATATCTAAGTTTTCACAGTTCTTTTTGATTGTTTCTTCATCCACAGATACATAGTCATCTTCATTAATATCTTCTTCTGAATATAATTCTTCTTTTTTATCGTGGGTTATTTCCTCACCATCCCCGGAATTCAAACTTATATTCATTTCCCCTTTATCTTCCACTTCCCCTTTATCTTCCACTTCCCCTTTATCTTCCACTTCTTCTTTATCTTCCACTTCTTCTTTATTTTCCACTTCTTCTTTATCTTCCACTTCTTCTTTATTTTCCACTTCTTCTTCTTTATTATTAATTAGGTTAAGGTTCTTAATTTCTTCGAGTAACATCTGTCTTAGATTATTTGTATCAAGGCGTTTTTGTAATTCACTTTGTTTTGATTCATAGGTATCTAAATGTTGTTTTAATATTTCCTTAATAGGTAATAATTGACGAATTGTATTCTCCATTGATTCCTTAATAATAAGTTCAACAGTTCTCATATTTTTTTGGTATTCTGAAGCAACAATAAAATCATTGAATAAATATGGATTTTTCCACATTTCACGAGCTATATTAATATAGCATTTATGAATAAAATGTGTAGTTTTGGGTATTACTAGATCAATATTTGTATTTGATGTATTTGCTCCAATAGATGTTAGAATTTTTGTATGGCTTATGAAAACAGCCGTTATTAAATCATCTAACCAATCACAATCAGTTACTTTAATAATCCTTTCTGTTTCAGATTCGATAATTACATTACTCCATGAAGGGACTTTCTCAAGGAAATTACGAAATAATAGAGTAATTGATTGTTCCTTATTTACATTATTAACAGTAATGGCTTCGTCATATATTGATTTAATACCATCGAAAAAAGGAGGTGTAAGAGTGTCTATTAATTGATTTGTATATTCCAATTTAGCTTGTGAAAAAATTGGGGCATTTTGTTCTTCCATTTTGTATTCAAAATATTTTATTTTTTGTTTTTATACTTCTCTTAAAAAATCAAAAGATACACGGTAAATACTATCATTCAATGATGTCTCATAATAAAATCCATCTAATGGTGTATTTTCTTTAATTAATTCTTGCTTTAAGAAGTAATTAGGTAGTTTCATATTGTCCAAATAATCCACAATTGTAAAAACTTCCACTTTTACTTGAAAACCCATACTTTCAAAATATAGATTCATTAAATGAATATCTTCTTTGGATAATTTAGTAACATCTAATTTATCTTTTTCACTGAATAAATATTTCATACCAGAAGTAAAGATCATTAATAATTCTTGAAAAATATGAAGTCCTATATGAATCTCTTTTTTTGAAGGAGATAACTCCAATTTAATACTATTCTTTTCTTTGGGGGTTTCAGAAAATAAAAAGATTGTGAATTCATCTGCGTCTCCATCTATGTATTCCGTTTTCTCATTTTCCATAGTTAATATAAATGATTATAAAAAAATAAAGTTATTTATTACTAATAAAAGATTCGGCTAAACCAAGTAATCCGGTGTTTGGACCACCAGTTACCTCTGAAGATATTCCAGTTGAAATATTTGATAAAGCATCTTTTATACGTGTTTTACTCTTCTTCCCTTTATTTGCGGCTTTTTCCGATAAAATTTTTTTCATCGCGGATTTACCCATTCTTAATAATTCTTCCTTTCCTTCCATAACATTAGGTTTTTGGATTGTTGTATCTGTTGGTGTGGTAGTGGTTGGTGTGGTTGTGGTTGATGTCTCTGTTGATGTCTCTGTTGATGTTTCTGGTGTCTCTGTTGGTGTTTCTGTTGGTGTTTCTGGTGGTGTTTCTGGTGTCTCTGTTGGTGTTTCTGTTGGTGTTTCTGGTGTTTCTGGTGTCTCTGGTGTTTCTGGTGTCTCTGGTGTTTTTATTTTATTTTCTTTTACTTCTTCTTTTTTCCTTTTTTCTTCCTCTAATTTACGCTTCCTTTCAACCCTTCTTTTATTTTCTTTTTCTCTTATACTTACAATTTCATCATCATAATGTTTTAATTTCTTTAACTCTCCATTGATAGTTACTTCAATATTTTCATTCTCAGTATTGTAGCAATCACTCCAAGAAGGCTTTACTGTTAAACTTTCACCATTAAATTTAGGTTGAAGAGATTCGATAGTCTTACACCATTTTTTTAAATCATTGATCTTTTTTTGAAAGAGTAAACGGTTTGCTTGTGATCCTTTTACCCTTCCTTCATGGGCAACCTGAAGAGCTCCTTCTTTAGTTTTTGATCCAATATTCTTTAAAAATCCACGCCCCCTCTGGTTCCTTTTCTTTATTGTTCTATTCTTTCTATCTTTTTTATTTTTTTGAATTGTTCTTTTTTTGGTTTGTTTTGATTTTATTCTTTTTGTCTTTTTCTTACGGTTTGTTCTCTTTTTAGAATACTTCCTTTTTGCCATATATATATTAGACTAATATTAATTTTTAATAAGCAAAGGACTCTAATGATTGTGTGTAAGGGTTCTTTCGGAATGGATTCAATAGACTTGAATCAATACGTCCAGCAATTTTATTATCCTCAAGTTGATCCTTCATCGTTGTTATTTCTCCATTACTATCATCCTTCGGTGTTTGATATACCTTATCTGGAGCACTTAAACGATGATTCATATAATCATAATCTAATTTATTGACCTCTACATTCAAAGCATCCATACCATTTGATAGTTTAACATTATTTTGTGTTGGAGCCCTCCCTTGTGCTATAATTTCCTTTGTTGGATTTGTTTCGGCATTCATATAATTCTGTTTTTCCATCTCACCCTTATGGATACCACCAGCAACACCCGTATAATCGAAAAGTGTTGTATCCTTCATTGTTGTCTCTGGAGATTCAAATGGAGATGTTTCCTTTTCATAACCACCCGTTATGTATCCGTTATTCTTTGATTCAATTGTTGTTTGTTTCTTAGTCTTTTTAACTTCATCCTGAATACCAACAGTAGAGTTTACCTCTCCATTACTCATAAATCCATTATTTTTAGGGATCTGAGTCATTTGTTTTTTAGTTTTCTTAATATTGTCTTGAACCTCCATCGTTCTAGCATTAAATCCACCTGTTAAATTACTTTGATAATTTCTCAAACCAGTTACATCTCTTTCATTTGGTAAAGCTCTATATCCACCTTGTTGAAGATCAGTTCCAACAGCAGATATTCTTGATGATGAGTTTCTTACAGTATCTGTCCCGAGTTGATTCTTCATTGGTTTTCTTATACTCGCTCTTTTTTCTTGACCTTCAAAGGATACTGGTGCGGCGGATCCAATTGGTTGATGGTTGATTACAGAACGGTTTGTTTCTGGTATCATCTGTATAGGACGTTGTGTTTTTTCTATCTTAGATCCGGTTGTAACTAACCATCTGTCTGGTTTATTTTCAAAAAACTTATCTGGATTATGTTGGAAAAACTTACCTTCTTTTCCACGAGATTCTGTTAAACTTTTACCACTAATTACCTTCCCTTTGTATGTTAATTTGGGATTACTTGCGGCCCTTAAAGTATCAATATTTGTTGTTTTCGCAATTTCTCTTGCTATATCTTGATTTAAATCCCCCTTCATATCAATGTGAGATACCTTATCCTGTGTAAAGGGTAATTGATTTGTTTTTAAAATACCAGCATCATATCTGGTTGGATCACCCATTCCTTCTCCAAAAGTATTTCCAAATACTTGTTGTTTTTCCAAAGGGAAGAAATTAGCAGTCTCCTTCTTTTCACGGTAAAATTCTACACTGTTCCCTCCTTGGTGGGCATTTAATGTTCGTGAATTATCTAATCCTTCATTAATGGGGACAGATCCACGGAAATAAGGTGCCATACCTATACCTTGATCATTTTTCATAAAGTTATCATCTGATATGTATGATCCACTCGCATTACTAAAAACATAATTGTCAAATTGCTCTGTTCCAGTTTCTAATGGAGCATTCTCGGTTAATGGAGGGTTGTATAAATCAGAACCAACACGATCCATTTTTTGATTATTAATAATATTTGTCCCCTCTTCATGTGAAGATTCGAAATTATTTTTCCCTAATGTCCTTATTGTCTTATCAACTTCATTGTAATGTTCTGAATTATAAATATTATCTCCATTTGGTGTAGGAGCTTCATTCATAACAGTTGTATTAACTGGATTATTCCCTCGATTACCTTCATTAAATAAATAACCTAACCCTACTAAACCACCTAAAATAGCTACTTCCATTTAATATTTAATATATATATTATTATATATTATTTATCGTAAATAATTTATCATTTTTAAGATTTCTTTAGGTATCGTTTGATTATTAAACAATGTAACCATATTATTCCCTTGAAAATGTCCGATAAGTTTAAAATGTTCTTCGTTTTCATAGAGTAATATAATTGTGTCTAATTTTTCATCATATTCATGAAATATTGGATAATTATAATATTCTTCCGTTAGTTCGTTACTATTTAATATGACTAAATTGATCATTAAATATTCTTTAATTAAATTAAGAATTAAAAAATCACCCCAGTATTCATTACCTCCGCGAATAATTAGATCTTTAAATTCTTCAATCGTCATTTCATCAGGATTCCAACTTTCATCAAAATCACCTGTATCATTCATTATCTTATAGAATTCAATTAATTCATTGTATCTTTCTTCTGTTAATGAAGTAGATATACCAATTCTTAGATCAATCGCAGTATAATCTTCTTCATTTATGTCATTAAATACGTAACTAATACAATGATATAAACAATCACCAGATCCACCACAATCTAAACACCCAAATAAGGAATTATTAATCGGTTTTTCTAAATAAGTATTCAATTTCTTTATCCATTGTTTATGTAGTTTTTCCCATCCATAACCCTTAAGGATGCGATGCCAGTTATGTTTTTTAACTTCATTTTCCTTCCCATCTTTTTCGTAAAATAATTTTCCATGATTTAAAAAAATATCATCGGTTAAATACTTTTTCATTTCCATTATTTATTACTATATTATTATCTTTAATCTTTAATAATAAATACATGATTTTTGAACTTTACGGACAGTCTTTTCAATCACTTCCCAATCTTCTTCTTGTTTTTTATCTTTATCGGTTGATTCCCTTCGGTTGAATGAAGAACTAAAATTCCATATTAATAACTTTATATAATCCTTTGTGTATCGAGGATGATAAATCTGGACCCGGTCAATTATAGAACGATTGCAATGAAAATCATTTGCTTCATAGATCCATTCTTTTTTACTTAAGTTTTTCATAAAAGGCTTCACAAGTGGTATTTTTGTCTGACGAATAAATATCTCATTTTGTAATACTAATCCAATATAGTATTCTATCATTTGTAGATCCCCTTTCATACCTCCATATGCTTTACGGAACCTCATAGACATTAATACAAGTTTAATATTTGATGGTGTGACACTATCATCCCATTTATATTCTTCTTCTTTTTTAAAATATGTCGTTTTATAAGTTTCATTTGAAAGATAATACACAACACCTAATAACCATTTAACCATCTCAATTTTTAATTGAAATTTCTTTGAAGTAGCGATCATTAACCAGATAAGGATTGGAAATGATTCATGAAGTGTTACATCCTCTAACATAATAATAGGCAATCTTCTTAAGAAAGAAATACAATCTAAATCAATTAAATGTTTTGATGTTTGAACAGCTTTAATATCATCCATCCTCCTTACACATTTTTGTAAATGAGATAATAGATATTGATTCTTAGAATATTCTAATTTAGGTGGTGGATAATAGTTTCTAAAAGAAGGATTAATCTTTCCACAGACAATATACTTTTCATCCTTAATTCGAAAATTTGTTTCATAATTTATATCTGTAGGTTTTTCCTTTAATAATTCTATCTTTGTAGGTCTTTTATCAATCCATTCAAGATAAAAGATCATTTTTTGTATCAAAAAAAATATTTAGAAAATCAAATTTTATTTTAACATGTTTCATCATTATCCATTGTTGATAAATAAGTATTTTCACCTAATCGGTCAAATGGTTCCAATATATTTTGCATCGGATCCTTATGAGGATTTTCCCATCTATTTTTAACTTGTCCTTGAAGTAGTTTCGCAGGATTATTTAATAAAGAACTTTCTTGATGGAAGAATCCATCCTCTAAGTTTAAATATTTTAATACCATCTCTTCCGATGGTTTATAATGGGTGTTTGGATCACTTGAATTTTTTCTTGTAAGACCTGTTAATTCAGAATCAACATCTGTTAGATTTCTATTTTCCAATAAAGATCCACCAATCTTTTGAAGGCGAGCAGTTGGTGCCCATGGATATACAGGGGTCCCTTCTGTCCGAATTGTATTTAAATGATACTCATTTGGCCCTGTTGATTGTTTGTTTGATTCGTTTTCAAGTTGTTCATTTACTTTTGCAAAGTCCGTCATTCTATAATATTTATATTATATTTTATTTTTTTGCTTGAACTCTTTTCATATGATCTATATTACGAACGATTTGTCTTGTTGGAAGGCCTCCTCTAATCCATGAATCCATAGAATCTTCCGGAATAATATTTTTAGGATCTTGAACCTCATTGTCTAATTTTTGAAGCATAGGTGTAAAAGAATAAGGAAGAGTTGTTGAACCAGATAACACATTACATGGTCGTTGTTCTGTGGTAAGGTCGGAATCTCTGATAAGTGTTTCCGTATCGACATCATACTGTCCTTTTCCAAAAAATCCTTGATTTAATAAATTAGGATATTGATGAATAAAATTACGATTGGTTAACTTTTCTTTATTTACTCTTAAATCTGAATCTTTATCAATTAAACAACCACCCTCACCCATCCATCCAGACCCACCATTAAAATTAATATTTGGTTGACTTAATTGGACTTCACGGGCGTTTGTTAAACTACAATCACAACCATACATATTATCAAGGTTGTAGTTCCCAGGTCCAAATGATTGTTCGACTTCTAGATTAACAACAGCTTTGTCAGATTTCAATGAAGATTTATTGAATAATGAGAAATTAATATCAACATTGTTTTCAGAACATTTTTGTAACTGTAGTTCGGGAATATCTGATAAAAACCCTCCATGGTATCCTTGAGATTGAATATTTTCAACTTCTGTCATTTATATAATGAAAATATATTTTTATTTTAAAAATATATTATTTATTATTCTATTATTCTATTCTATTATTAAAAAAAAATTATCATTGAATATTACTTACACCATACATATTTGCGGCACATTGAAATCCATTACCCTCTTTACAGGTTTTTGGTGTTGAATATAACCATTTTGCGAATTTATCTTGATCATTTGGTATTGAATTACCAGGAACAGTATAAAACTGTCGTTGAGAATTATTCTTTCCAAATAAATCATTCACATCTCGGTAGACACCTGATGAAAATATATTATCAGTATAGTTCTGAACTCCTTTATTATTATAAGAACTACATGAAGGTTTCTCAACATTCTTTGTATTAAAATCATATATTTCTGGATTCATAAATGGATTGTCCTTTGTTGGAGTTTTACATGATTCTTTTAAACCTTCAATTAACTCATTTCCTTTTTTATCATTCATTAAATCAGTCTCAATTTTTGTAGTAAATGTCTCAACGTAACGGTTATTTAAAATATATGTTATGATAGCCACTACAAATGGTATATAGAACATATTCTTTTTCTTTTGGTCAAGTAAATAATTAATTAAAGCATAATAAATTGATAATCTTAATAAACTGTTTAATTTACGATTAAAATCAAAATGTTTATTAGGTATGATTTCAAATAAATACTTTTTTTCATAGAGAATGGAAACTTTATCAAACCATAGAGGTGTTGTCATATATTATAATATTATATTATTATATTAAAAATATAATTTATCTAATCTATTTTTTCAACAGTCATATTCTTTTTTTCTTTAAGTTTTCTTTGTAGACGTTCTTTCACTACATTAGGATTATGGGATGAATTATCTAAATGTATTTTTCTAGTATCGGGTGAGCTTTCAGAACCACTTTCTTCTGTTGTGGGAGTAGCACCACCTTGACTTAAATTCTTAAGCATCTCTCCTTGCATCCCCATTAATGAAGAAAATAAAGGATTCCCTTCCATGGATCCACAAATAGCAGTTGCTTCTTCCATTAATTTTTGAGTGTCCATTTTACCTTCGTTATCAGACATTTTGGTACTGATTGATTGCATAATATTTGCCATACCACCATTTGAAAATAATCCCTCAATACCACCACCTTCACTTACAATATTCTCAATATCTAAATCTTGAGTTATCTCTTTCGCAATTTTCCCAATACTTGTATTCTCAAACATACTATCCATTTTAGTAACACCTTCTCCAATTGATTCAGGATTATCACGGATAACTTCTTCAATTTTTTGAACATCAAAATTTTCATTGAGTTTCTTTAATTTTTTCATAGTTTTAACAGTCTCTTTGTCCTTTACTTTCTCATTTGAATCAATCAATTTAATTACTTCGTTCATCTTTTCAATACTTGATGTTGATTGAATATTGATAATACAGAATGTTTGAAGATACTTCCAAATATTATTCTTTGTCTGATTTGAAATATCTGAATTCCAGAGTAGTTTAAAAGATACATTCTGTAAGATTATTGGATCTTCATCAAATAAATGAATATCTTTTTCAATTACCTTTTCACTTATTTCATCGATATTCTTTAAAAAATCAACGATCTTTGAATTATTTTTATCATCGGATTCAATTGCTTCTTTATAATAACCCTCTAATCTTTTTTTATATTCAGGAAATACACTAATTATATCATCAATGAATGACTTAAATAGCTTAATTACATTATCGCTCATTTATTTATAATCATATTTTATTTCTTCATTTATTTTACGCATTTTAACCCATCCTCATACCACCACCAATTTCCCCTCTTTCTGACATCATCTTTTCATAATCATTATCAAATTCATTCATCTTTTTATTATTTTTAATATATCCATCATTCTCAACATCAATCGGGTGATCACTTGAATCAATTGATGCGAAATAATTTTGTTTTACTTGTCCGGCATTATCCTCTAATGGCGCGAAACCTAAAACACCTCCCCCTAGACCATCACTATTAAAATATCCCTCTAATTCATCAACCGGACCTTGTCCCGGTTGTGGACCTTGTCCCGGTTGTGGACCTTGTCCCGGTTGTGGACCTCGTCCCGGTTGTGGACC